TGTATTTTGGAGGAACACCCTTTGCAGCGTCTCCTTTTGGAGATCCCGGTTTTAACCCTAACGCTTTTGTTAATGTTACAGGTTCTAGAATAAACGAATCTACTGGATCTGTTACATTAGTTGGTAAAGCTAATTTTGCTGTAACTGGTAGCAGAGTAAATTTTTCGATAGGTAATACTACAATTATAGAGGGTGTCGGTGTAATAGTTACGCCTGATGGATCACAAGTTAATATTTCTACAGGTGACCCAACTATTGTGGCTAAAGCTGTAACCGCAATTACAGGAAGTCAAGTAAATTTAAATACTGGCACACCAACGTTTGCTTCCAAATACTCTGTAACAGGAAGCAGAGTAAATTTAAACACTGGATCACCAACTATACTTGGAAAAGCTGTTGTTGAACCTGATGGCTCACAGGTTAATTTAAATACAGGTGATGTAACAATATCTGCAGATGCGATAGTATCTGTAACTGGTAGTAGAATAAATTTAACAATTGGTAATGCTGATGTAGCAGCAAATGCAACAGTATCTGTAACAGGAAGCAGAACAAACTTATCTTCTGGAACAGTAACAATAACTGCGGACGCCACAGTTTTACCAACAGGGTCTAGAGTAAATTTAGCTACATCAGATGTTTTAATTAGAAAATGGGATGGTATAGTGCCAGGAGTTTCAATGACTTGGGATGCTACAAGCTTTCCAACAGCGAGGTAATAAATGTATTTTGGAGGATCATCATTTGCAGCAGCACCATTTGGAAGTTCTGGTGGTATTAGTATTAGAGCTGTAGTCACTGGTAATAGAGTTAATTTAAGTTCAGGTTCTCCAGTTATAGTTGGTAAAGCTCTTGTTGTTGTTTCAGGAAGCAGAATAAATGCAACAATTGGTAATGTTACAACTAGAGTAGATCAACAAGTGGCGGTAACGGGTAACAGAATAAACCTTGCAACAGGCACGGTAGATGTGATATCATGGAACCCGATTCCCCCAGGGGT